ACCCTAGACACACAATTCCGGGCCAGCTTTGTCCGGCGCTGGCATACCAACCCCGATCTTGCGCAGACGGTCGACACGCTGGCAGGGCATGGCGGGCGGGTGGCGCGGATCATCCTCAAGCTGTGGCCCGATGCGTCTACAGCCCTGCTGCAATGGGCGCTGGTACATGACGACGGGGAGTCTGTGGTCGGTGACGTGCCGGCAACCACAAAGGGCGCAACGGTTATCCACAATGAAGAACGGGCCGCGCTGGACCGCATCTGGCCGGGACTGCCCGATTTGACGCCGGATGAATATGAGCGTCTCAAGTTTGCCGATCGGCTGGACGCTTATATGTGGGCCAAACACCACGCGCCGCATGTGCTGTCCGGTGACGGCTGGCCCGACTGCCGCCGATGGCTTTTTGCACAGGCCGAGGCGCTGGGTGTGGTGGCTGTGTTATGATCCGCACAGCCCTTGCCATCCTTGCCACCTGCACCGCAGCCCATGCCGGGCCGGTGCATCATTGGGGCGGGTCAAACGCCACGCTATCAGCCAGGCCGGGCGTGCCGCTGGCCTATGTGGACTTCACAAACCGGCTGACCAATTCGCTGCCAGACTTGGCATTCACGCTCGATCTTGGCGGCTTCGAGGTTGAAGTGATCGTGACGAATACGCCGGGCAGGTTGCCCGACACCTACCAGGTCATTCCGCCCGAAGGCTACATTGCAATCCCACAGATACTTGAGGTCGAAGAAGACGGCACGGGGCGGGTGGCGATCTACCGCATGGATGGTGTAGGCGCATGAAACCGACCATTGATCAAATCGTTGCAGCCGCAGCCAGGCGGTTTTACGTTTATAAGACAAACATTACAGGCTTTTCGCGTGTGCCTGAATACACTCGGCCAAGGTTTGCAGTTTACGCTATCGCACACGACGTTGGGTTTTCGTATCGTCGGATAGGGCGGGCGTTGGGCGGTAGGGATAACACTTCGGTAAGTGCAGGCAAACTGCGCGCTTTGGAATTGGCCGAAACCGATCCTGACTTTGCCGCTACCTACGCTGCGTTGCGGATCGAGTTGCTTGGGAGCGCAAGGGGGGCTGACGGTGTGTCTTGACAGATCGGGCAATTGCGGGCAATACTCGCCGCAAAGGAGCGTGACAGATGCCTAAACGAGTGAGAATGGACCCGGATGACCGGCGCAAGGTGATCCTGCGGGCCGCTGTTGCCCTGACGCGGGACGCAGGATGCGTTGATTCATGGTCGCGGGCAGACGTGGCCCAAGCCTGCAACCCGCCCACCAGCCTTGAGACGGTCAAGCATTATTTCACAATGCCTGAGTTGAGGCGCGCTGTGCGCTTGCTGTTGGAGCCTGAGCCGGACATGGACCGCGTGCAGGCCGCTCTGGCGGGAGTGTGGTGATGAAACGAACGACAGCGGGAATACTATCAAGCCAACCGCGAAACCATTGCCGAATATCAGCGGGAACGACGCAACTCTCAGTCCGCCACCGCAAGCCGGGGCGTGTCTTCCCTTGACGCTGGCCCCGGCATCTTGATTATCTTGCGCGGATGCTGCTTTTGCTGCACATTCCGCACATCAAAAGCAGAATAGGGTAACCCAAATATGATCATGCTCATGCGCACGACCGTTCGTAGCGCAGGGGAGTTCACTGATTGGGCGTCAAGAGCGGCAGCCAGCCACCTCGTGACCTACCACATTGGCAACCTCGCTGCGGATCGCGCCGGACACGCAGCCTTGCATCTGCTCGCGGAAACAGTCTTGATTTTAGCGGAAAGCGGGTACGTTACCACCTCGCAGGCCGTCATGCGCCTGCCCATGGGTTCAGCGACATGGTATTCAGCATCCCGCAGTTCTGCCGGGTTTGCTCCGCGCTCGATCCTGTTTGGTCATTGTGATGCGTTTGCATACCGCGCGCTGCAGGCAATGCGCAATCGCCCAGCCAGCCAGTCGGCCACTCATGCAATCAGGGATCATATGGGCTGCCCTGTGGCGACGGCAGCGCGCTATCTTGCGCATATGACGGAGATGAAGTGGGTAGAACCTGCAGAACCGAAGGGCGTTCGGCTGTCCGCCGAGGGCCTGCGAATGCTGTCGTGATTCGTGAGTAATGAGAATGGTTCGCAACACCACCCAATTTCTAGCTCTGATAGGGCAGCAGCCGGGGGAGAAGGGCCGCGCAACCAGATACAATTCAGACTTTCATTGCAGTCTCGTCAAGGAGTTGGCCCAAGACGGAGATTTTCAGGAGGCTTGGGCATCCGAGATTGGCATCACCATTGGAACCATGCGTGAGTGGGCACTGAAGCACGAGGAATTCCGAGAGGCGATCATCATCGCCCATCAGCTTTTGCTGACGTTCTGGACGCGCAAAATCGCAGAAAACGTCACATCAGGGGACGCAAAGCCTGGAATGTTTCAAATCCTGGTCAGACGATTCCCTGCCATTTATGGCCGGACTCCAATCGACCTGCAGGCGTGGCTGATGGATGGCGCTGGCGAGGCGGCAGCAGCCCCGGAGGCGTTGACCGCCGATCAGGCTCGCGCTGTCACCACCGACGACCTGACCGTGCGCTTGGAGGCGCTGCGCAGGCGCCGTGCCGAGGAACGGGAATGACAAAAGCAATGCGCCACCCGGAGGCTGCAAGGCGAGTGATCGCAGATGCCAGCGATCCGGCGTCCGCCGTCGCCATGGCTATGTGTTTAGGCAAAGACCCCCTGACATGGGCGCAGGCAAAGGGCATTACCGACCGGACTCAGCGCAAAAACCGCAAAAACTGCGCCTATCACTGCTTGATTTGCCATGGCTGGCACATCGGCAATCCGCTGCGGAAAAAGAAAAAGGTAAGGGAAAAGCCATAACATGGCTATGCGTGCCGATGATCTGGAAGAGTTGGTTCTTCAGGAAGAACTCGACCGGCGCCGGGCGCGTGAGGGCTTTCTGCCGTTCTACATGCGGATGACGGGCATGTATCCGCCACGGCATTTCCGGCTGATCGCGTCCTTGGCTGAGGCGCTGGAGTCTGACCAGATCGACCGCGCCATGCTCTTTGCGCCACCGCGGCACATCAAGACGCTTGGTATCTCGACCCTACTGCCCGCGTGGATCATGGGCAGGCATCCGACAAGCAAAATCATGTCGGTGGTCCACACGGAGCGATACGCGAAGAAGGTCGGCAAAAACGTCCGCAACCTTCTGCGCAGCCCCCAATGGCCCTTCGATGAAGTGGCCGCCCCTTACGAGCCTGTGGAACTGGCCGACGACAGCCAGGCCAAGGAGCAATGGGGCACGCCGCAAGGCGGGGAATACAACGGGTTTGGAATGTTCGGCGGCAACCAGCACGGCAACCCCGCTGACTGGCTGTTTCTGGATGATGTCGTCAAGGGCCGAAAAGTCGCAATGTCCGTTCACATGCGGGACGAGGCGTGGGAAACCTACAAGGCCGATTTGCTATCCCGCCTGCAGGGGCGCCGCAAACAAGTGATCGCTATCACGCGATGGCACCAGGATGACCCGCCGGGCCGGATACTGCCCGAAGACTACGACGGCAGCAGCGGCTGGTTCCAGGACCGCGAAACCGGCGAAGATTGGTATGTGCTTTCCCTGCAGGCCGTCGCTGAACACGAGGACGACGCGCTCGGCCGCGCTCCGGGGGAATGGCTGTGGCCCGAGGAATTCGGGGAAAAGCAACTCGGTGGTGTGCGCAAGCGCGGCGGCTGGATGTGGTCTGCCCTGTATCAGCAACGCCCATCGCCAGCCGAGGGGTTGATGTTTACCGCCGACCACATCACGCGCTTTAACCCGGCGGCGCTCGACCTCACCCGCATGCAGGTCTACATCGCGTCAGACTATGCCGTGACCGAAGAAGGGCAGGGTGACAACCCGGATTGGACCGTGCATCAGGTTTGGGCTGTGGACGACGAACGCAATATCTACCTGCTCGATATGTGGCGCGGCCGCACGCAGTCCGATGTCTGGGTGCGCGAGTGGATCCGGCTTGTGCGCAAACACAAGCCACTGCGAGCGTTTGAGGAAGGCGGCCAGATCATCAAGGCCATGGGGCCGCTGATCAATGCGATGATGCAGGATGAGCGGGTTTTCGTTTCCCGTGTGCAGATCAACAGCACGACCGACAAGCCAAGCCGCGCTCAAGCCCTGTTGGGTCTGGCAT